TCTCAACTTTCCCTAATAGGGAACTTCAAAGATTACGTTATCCAACACTTTATGTGAGAGAAACGTATGACCAGATTGTATCAAACGTTCAAGAGAGATATGGTTTTAAAACCACAGCCCTTACTAGACCGACAATAATCAACCAATTAGTCGAGATAGCACGTGAACATATTGATAGAATAAACGACCGTGAAACCCTTCAGGAAATGCTTAGTTTTGTCCGTAACGCAAAAGGAAGAGCAGAAGCATCGCAAGGAACTCACGACGACCTAGTTATGGGGTTGGCCATAGCATATGAAGCTATGCGACAAATGCCTAACAGAGTCAATATAAGACCAAAACAAAACGAAGATTTTTATGATGAGGACTTAGCATTTTTTAATTATTAAGGAGCAACAATGATTAAAAATCTATTTTTCTTTAAAGACTTGATGCCTTAGGAGGAACTGAACAATTTTTATACGAGATAGCGAAGAAATATCACAAAGACTTTGATATTGCGGTAGCGTTTCATACAGGGAACGTCCAACAGATTAAAAGGCTTTCTAAATATGTTAGTGTGTTTCAATGGAAGCCAGGAATGAAAATCGAATGTGAGAAAGCGTTTCTGAACTTCAACATCAACATTATCGATGATTTGATATGCGATGACATAACGTTTGTCTCACACGCCAACTTTGAAGTTATAGGTTATAAACCGCCTACGCATCCAAGAATTAAAAGAGTAGTAGCGGTAAGTAATTTCACAGCGGACATCTACAAAAGGTTTTATGACACACCTTGTCAGGTTTCATACAATCCAATAACAATGGAGAATTACGAAAAACCGATTATATTAATGTCGGCCTTTAGAGCAAACGACCCTGTTAAAGGAATGGGCAGAGTTAAGACATTAATTCAACATTTGGATACTTATTGTGAGAAAAACAACAGAAGATATTTGTTTATTTTATTCTCGCTAAAACCAGTGGTAGATGTTGAATCGCCAAACTTTATCGTACTACCTCCAAGAATGGATGTAAGGGCATATATGAAGTTAGCAGATTATGGCGTAACATTATCCAACGATATGGAGACGTATTGTTACACCAATGTCGAGTTTTTGATGCAAGGCATACCAATCATCACAACACCATTAAGCGTCGCAGAAGAGCTTAAAATGGGCTCTACAATGCGATTAATTTGTGAATGGGATATGTCAAACGTTGATGAAGTGATTGAAGAAATTTTTAATCGCAAATGGAATTTTAATTACAAACCACCAAAAGACAGGTGGGATGAAATACTAGCCAAAGGAAAAACAACATACAAAAAGGAGAAATACAAAATGAAATTATTTCAAATCAAAGCAAATGAAGTATCGTTTGAAAGAGGCATCCACTTATCAGAATTAGGAAGACCTGCAAACCCTGGCGAAATCTTTGAAACAACAGAAGACCGAATCGACAATTTAGTAAACGGCAACAACAAATACGGCGTGCCATTTGCAGAAATTATCGGCGAAGAAGTGACTGAAAAAGAAGTTAAAGAGGTAGTTAAGGAAGAAGGTAAAGAACCAAAGAAAAGAGGAAGAAAGGCTAAAAAATAATGCAAGTTATTTTAATAGTATTAGCAGGCATCCTAATGGGTGCTTTTAATTTTGGATTTTTTATGTTAGGTTACTACATCCGTGGCACTAAACCAAACGATGATGGCGTGACCGTTACAAAAGAAAACCAACAATTCATCGAAGAAATGATGAAATGGAGAAATTATAACGGAGGTATTTAATGATTAAGACTAAACCAATTGAAATATGGCAAGAATATCAATTAGGAACAGAATACCTTTTAAATCACAATGTTTATGAAACAGTTAAAGTAAATGAACGCTTCTGGGACGGCAAGCAATGGGAAGGTTTAGAATCAAAGAATATGCCAACTCCTGTATTCAATGTATTACAAAGAGCAGGAAAATTTATGGTATCTACAATCGGTTCTAACGACATCGCAGTAAGTTTGGTGCCATATACTGAAATAGCTGACGACATTGAAAGAACGGTGCCAATCGCAAAAGAAATCGAACACATTATCGAACAGGCTCGTATGAAAGAAGCCTCAAAGATAGTTATTCGTAATGCGTTTGTAGATGGTTCAGGATATATGATGCAATCATTTAATCCAGACATTGAAACTGGTCAAGATGCAAAAGGACAAGTAGAAAACCAAATAATCGATAACACAAATGTTTATTTTGGAAATCCATATTCAAACGATATTCAAAAACAGCCTTATATTATTGTCTCTTTAAGACAGGACATAAGACAAGTTAAACAAGAAGCCAAAGACCACGGATTAACACAGGAACAAATTAATTCAATTCAACCTGATAACGAAGGACTACAACCAAACGAGGACGAAGCACAAAACCTCGTAACAGTTTTAATCAAGTACTTTAAAAAGAAATCTAAAGTAATTGAAATCAAAGTTGAAATGGACCCAATAACTGGCCAACCTATAGAAATACCAGTTGAAAAGGAAATAGTGACCGTATGGTTTACAAAAACAACTAGAGAATTAACTTTAATAGAACCAACAGACTTAGGATATAAAAGATATCCTCTTGCGTGCTTTGGATGGGATATAATCAAAAATTCATATTGTTATAACTCGCCAATGACAGCAGTAATACCTAACCAAATTTTTATCAACAAGTGTTACGCAATAGCACAAATGTATGGTTTACAAAGTGCGTTCCCAAAAATAATCTTTGATAAGAGCAAAGTTCAAATCGAAGAGTTTTTAAACGGAACATCTCCTCAAGCTGTGGCAGGAATTGATATCGCTGGTAAGTTTATTGACTTTATCAAAATCCCTGACTTTTCTAACAACATCATTGAATTAGCCCAAGACACTATGGCGCAAACCAAAGAATGTATGGGTGTCACTGATGCATCGTTAGGAAATGTAAGACCAGACAACACATCAGCAATTATTGCTTTACAAGAATCAAGTGCAATACCTTTGGAAATTCAAAAGCAAGCGTTCTATGCGTTCTGGGAAGACACAGTTAGAAACATATTAGATATCGTATCGTGTTCATACGGTATTAGACAGGTCCTAACAGAAGAGAATCAAGTCGCAACGGTAGACTTCTCAATGTTGAAAGACCTTAACTACAATCTAGACGTAGAAATCGGCAATGGCGCACAATTTAGTGAAATCGCACAGATTAATACGTTAGATAAATTAGTACAAGCAGGATACATCGACCCTGGTGTTTACATCGACGTTGTGCCTAGCAAGTACATACCGCAGAAATCTAAACTATTAAAATCTTACAAAGAAAGAATGGCGCAGATGCAAGCGGGAGCAGTACCACCAGAACCTGAGTCAAGAGGTTCAAACGAGACGGATGAAGTCTCACCAATCTAAGGCACGCATCAATTGAGCGTGTCTTTAATGGCCCACCATAGCCACGAAAGGAAAAATTATGACAGAACTAAACCAAGTTCAAGAAACCGTTACTCCTAACGAAGAAGGAGAACTCTTTATCGATGCAGTCGAGGAAGAGAACATATTTGATGATTTTGAAGCTGAAGAAGACACACCAGTTGAATCAGTAGAAGAAGAATCAAGCGAACCTGCTGAAGTAGCAGACAACCCTTTTGGATTAAACATTAAATTCAATGGCGAAGAAATGACTCTAAACGAAGAAGAAGCTCGCACATTAGCACAAAAGGGAATGAACTATGACCGCTTCTATGAACCAATCGAAAGACTGGCGAGAATGAATGGTATGAGCGTAGGCGATTATCTAAACAGATTAAACGAAACTCAAATCCAATACGAAGTGGCCAAAGAAGTTGAAAACTTAAGAAACAACCCTAAATACGAAGGTGTAAGTGATGAAGTACTCGAGGAAATCGCAAACACTAGAGTAATGGAAAATGTCAATCTTCAGGACAGAAACTATGAAGAACAACTAAAGGGAGAAGCTGATGCCCAACAAGCAAAGGTACAAAGAGATATTGACTTATTCTTTGAAGAATACCCTGAGTTTAAAAACAAAGGGCCAGAGGCTCTAGACCCCAAAGTATACGACTACGTAAAGAAAGGCTACACATTATTAGAGGCCTACAATAAATGGTCTAGAGAACAAGTCAACAGTCCTCGTACTCAAGCCAAAGAAAAGGTTAGCAAATTAAACGAGGAAAACAAAAAGAGGTCATTAGGTAATACTACCAACGCTGGTAGTACAGACGCTGATGACTTTTTAAATGGGTTCCTCAATGGTTAAGCCGAATGGCTAAGAGAGGAAAAATATGGCAATTAATTTAGCGGAGAAGTATTCTCCAAAAGTAGTAGACAAGTTCTATAGAGAATCAGTTATCCTAGGTAAAACATCTAAAAAATACGACTGGGATGGCGTTAAGAGCGTAA